GTCGGATATACTGTTGAGAGAAACTAAATGGCTATTGATTACTTCGTCTGTAAGCTTAATCTGTAGACCGCTTACGTTTCTATCGTCATCTAGATATACATCTGGCGTTATGATTTTTACAGCATCAACAAAATTAAGTTTTGAATATTTTCGTGCCATCAAACAAAGGTTACATTCACCGTTAAGTTATTCAACTGTATGACTTCATTAAAGCTCACTATAACATTACTGTCAATATTATCAACAGTAGAATACCGAACATCATTTAAATCAAATATTTGTCTGTTTAAATCTTGTGGAACAAACACTTCTCCAAATCCGAATCTAGAATAAGAGAAATAGCTTGTTACAACTTGTGCAACTTGTCTTTTTATACTCTCTTCACTGTCATATAAGGCAGAATCAACAAACACTGTTACAATTAAACCTAATGTACGAATCAAACCATCTACAATCACAACCTCATCAGTTAACATTTTTTTATCTTGCATTCCATCTAAAAGATTTGCTTTAAAATCAACTGTGGCTTTTTGTAATTGGATGGGTGTTGCTTTTTGCAAGACAAACACATCAATAATGTTGGCAGAAGAATATGCTTTTCTAGTAGAAGCTGTTCCTATTCCAGTCCCACCATTTGGACTTGAATACCTAGAAACAAAAGATGTATAATCTCCTAATGTTACAAGTCTATCCTGCTGCTTAAATACTAATGGACCTTTTAATTTTGCTGCGTCAGATGTTTCCGCATCTACGCCCCCCGTAATTACGCTGGTGTTAATAATTGTACCAGGACCTGCATCTTGAGTAGCAACAGGGGCATTGATAGTCCCTAAAAGATTTCCTCTACTCCCCCCACCTATTCTGTAAAGAACTCGATAGGTTGATGAATTAGGGGGAGAAGCTCCAGCAGTACCATCCCCAAACCTAACTGTACCGTTATATACTTCATCATAAAGAACTTCAAATACTCTATCAGTGGTACTAGATGCAGAGAAAATATTATCTACTTGCGTGTAACTTCCAGAAAGGGCGTTATCACTTGATATAAAAACTTGAACACTATTTTCAATTACTGGGCCTTGGCCTAAACCAATTGTTTTAAAAACTTCAGTAGTAGTAAAAGACCCTGTTTCCTGGACAAGAGACCCCTCAATGAAAGCTAAATTAGTCCACTGAATATTTTCGCCATTTACAGAATCACTTAAAGCTAATTCTAAGTTAGTAGTATTAGAAGTTAATGAAGAAATTTTTCCGTTTTCTGTGTTGTACAAAGTATACGTTACTTGTCCTCCATCTAAAGGAGACGCTAGAGTAACTACCCGATCTTGAGGAGCAATTACTGGGTTAGCCACTGCTGCTGTATCCAAAGTAAAGGCAGCGTTTCCTCCCGCTGAAGTAGGTCCCTTCATCCTAATACCTATTAATTCCAACAACTTTTTAATATTTCTCCTATTTCTTGCCGTAGGAAGAAAGTTTTCATTAGCCAAAGCATCAGCTTTAAAAGACATTACCGCCCCCATATAAGATACTAACTCTGCAAACATTACAGCAAAATCAGATTCTGTAAAATTTTGATAATCCTCAGGGTAGACTGCTTGCATATAAGAAAAAAGGGAATCTCTCAAAACCCCAAAATCTGTGGCCGCATAATTAATAAGATCCTTTTTGTTATCGAAGTCGGCTCCAACTTTTAGTAACTTCTGAAAGTCAGAGGCTGCTGTTGTAAAAGGAATATCGGATGGTAAATTGTAATTTCTAGTCATAGTGATAAAGTTAAATCTGCTCGTTGATTGCTTGTTGATGAAGTAATTACTACATGGATCTTTATCCCTGGAAGACCAAAGCCATCAGCAGAGTCCCCAGAGAAAACCTCAATACTAAGAATAACCGCTTTTGGAATATAAGCAGCAATCCCACCCATTACTTCTTTTTTTAGATTTCTAATTAAATCTTCTGTAATAGGTTCGAAAAGAAACCGTCGTAAAGATAGTCCAAAGTTAGGAAGCATAACCCTTTCGCCGCGCTCGGTTTTAATAAATTGGCGTAACTCACTTTTTAAAAGTTCTAACCCCTTTGTTTTTACAAAAATTCCTTTCCCAGAATTAGTACTATCGTAAAGAGGAAATTTTACACCGAAAATATCATCAGATTCAATAGCATTAATTATCTCATTTTTAGTTCTACTTAGTGGGGATACTCCATAAATCGTTGTAGTTTTACTCATATCTGTATGTTCTTAAATAATCCTTTTTGAGCGTTGTAGTTTTTATTAGATAGGGGTTTTGAATAGAATTTTAAACTTCCCACAAACCCGTTTAAACCACTAGTTAATCCGTGGCGCAAGCCCATGAAGCCCCCTTCTCTTGTGGTTGAATTAATGGGAAATCCATCTGTCCATCCTCCGCCTACAATCCAAGGTGTAAAATAAGTATCATTAGTGGGACCATCACTAAAAGTGGTACTTCCTGCGTGTTGATTTACAGTAGAATTAGAATAATAAAAACTGCTGCCGTCTGCTGTATTTGGAATTATAAACGTAGGAAGTGTAGGTGGGTGTGTAGCTTCCATGCCAAAAACTTCTGTCAAAGCAGAGGAAGCCATTTGGGTTCCATCTAGATAAACCACACATTTGTTTCCTGATACATCAAAAGTAATATTCAAATGAACAAACCCTGCCGATACATCCCTCATCTGTTTTCCAGCAACAGTAGTGTCATCACGAATAATAAATTTGTTATACTTAGGTGATCCCTCATTTGCACATTCAACATTAGGAATAAATTCAACTGAGCTAGGACTAAATGCCATTGTTGGAGCAATAAAAAAGCAGCTTGAAGTACTAGTGTTTTCAACGGCTATACCCGCATTTGCCCCAGGATCCGTGTTAGATCCTGGCACTAAATAATCTTCCGAATACATTACTGGATCTCTAGTAAATCCAATTAATAAACCTCTGGTAGTATTTGATCCTCTTGCATCAATTAACGAACTTACATCAAGAAGCTTTAAAGCTCCTCCCATATTTTCATTAGCTAAAAGAATTTTATAGTAATTATAATCCCCCCAAGCTCCCCCTGCATATGGCCTAAATCCACCACCACCTTCAAGACCATTATTGGCACTGGCTCCATAATTTGGAATATGAAGCCAACATTCCATGCTACAACCTCTAGAAGTGTACAATAAATTCATGAATTCATCGGTAGGCGGCAATCTTAAATAATTATTTGTTTTAGCTAAAGTGTAAGTATTTTGATTAAATTTAGCAACACCTCCCAGGAATGGAATAGATAATCCAGAGGTAAACACTGATCCAACCTTCCCTACTAATTGGGAATCTCCGTAAGGTCCAATAGTGGCACAATTCAATGTTGTGTACTCTTTTGACGCAGGAACTTGCGTTTCGGGCCTTAAAAAGTTATAAATTGAAAATAGCTCATCATTTACAATAGAGTCCGTTAAAGAGAGAGCAGGAGCAACGGTTGATGATACTGATGGGCTAAAAATAATAGACCCCTTTCCCACAGGAGGAACCACAAGAGGATCAATTAAAACTTTTGATGCCACACCATAATTAGTTGCAAACAAAGGTTCTATAGGTAAGACAACATCCTCAACATCTCCTGCTTCAAAGGTAAGTTCCCTCTGAGTTTCCAAATCAATATTTAAATTAATTGAACTTAGGAAAGAAAAATCATTTACGGGAATGTCCCCAGGAGCAAAGGAAGTCTCTGTCCCAAATAAGTCTACAGACTTTACCGCAACTTCGATTTGCTTCTTTCTTTTATCTATTTGTTTATTAAAAGTATCTACCACAGAATTCAGGGAATGTCTATGATTTACTACCATAGCAGAATCTTTTGTAAAACCACTTTTTAATAACTCGCTTATCTCACCAGATACATCATACACCTGTTTAGTTTTCTGACCAACTAGCACATTAAGAAAATGATCAGCATCATAATAAACTTGTAACTCTCTTGTATTATCAACTAGATTAATATCAAAAATTGTATCAACATATCTGTTTAATATTTCAGCAGAAATTAAGGTTCCTTTTCCCCCTAAATTAGGTGCATGGTCTAATTCCCATTTCTCACTATCAAGAACAAATCCTACATCCGAAGCAGAAGGTATATGCTTCCCATTGTACAACCTTTCCTGGGAGTCATAGTATATGCCATCCTCTGATAAAATAAATAATCCTTGCTTAGACACAGGAGGACCAAAAACTAAACGGAAAATGGGTTCCTCTTCTTCATCTTCTAATATTTCTGTTTGCCTCTGAAAAAGAACTACACCAATATTATCTTTAAGAGCTTGACACTGATTAGAAAAATCAATAGCCTGTTCTACCTGCTGACGAGCCAACCCTAACGCTGCTACTCGGGTGTTTGAACTATACTGATCAGTATTTCCTGCCATTCCTCCAGCCC